CGCTGGCATACAATTCTTCCCATGTTGTGTTGTACTTTTCCGTTACCTGTTTCTGGGCAACCTCCCATGTTGCCTGTACGTCTGCGATGCCGTACTCGAGCACTATCTCCCACGGGATCTGTGCAAACGTCTTGCCGCTCTTGAGATAATCCTCCGTAAGGTCTTTCTTCTTTTGAGTAACCTCATACCTTTTTGAGAGGGCATCAAGCGAAAGGGGCCACTTACGTGCTCTAGCCAAAAGGTACTCCGCAACCATCGTGTCGTAGACATGCCCATCATAGTCGAAACCACACTCCCTAATCCAATTGAGGTCAAATTTGATATTGTGCCCGACAACGACATCAGCAAACCTCAGTTCGTTTCTAAATGTCTCAATCTTGTCGAGCTCCGGCTCGTGTTCATCGTGATGGACAAAGGCGTATGTGACTGGTTCATTAGACACTTTCCACCCGATGCTCACCAGATAATTACCAAAATAGGGTAGTGGTGTATACCCACCGTTTGGTTTCGGCTTGTGGGTACACTCCACGTCAAAGGTTAATATGTTCATCTTTGTAGACTCCTAATTCAATAAGTAAATTCTTAATTGTCTCGCCTGCTTTACGTATTTTAATAGCTCCCTTTTTTGTCTTAGAACTTCCGAGATACACCGTCCTTCCAAAGAGACCTATAGTAACTTGCCACGTTTGTTTACGTTTAAAAAAGTGCAAACCTGAATCTTCTTTTTGACGGCGATTATTGGCTTGTTCTAGGTAAGTGGCCCATGTAACATTTTCCGGCTCATAATTTCCATTAACATCTATGCGCTCGAGAGTCTTTCCATCTGGTTTAATCCCGACGTCATCTACAAAAGAATCAAAACTATTGAGCCACCTATCACATACCTTAATTCCTCGCCCACCGTAGTTGTGATACGCATTGCTTCTTGGATTAGTACAACGGAATATCATACCTCTCCATACCTTGTAGGTTAGCTGTATAGGACTGTTTTTTGTCCAGTCGATTTTATGTTTGACTATTTTATCCGTCATTAAAATCTCCTTCAGTTGGTTGAGCCACAGGCTCTTGATTCTCAGGCGGAACCTGAATCACTGTGTTACGACTTTCGTACACAGCACGATACATGTCAATCTCACACGGGATCGTCCCATGCCAACCGTTCTGTTTATTCTTGGACACACAGACGTACCGCGTCGTGTTCTCCGGTGTTCTGTCGCCACTGCGTCCAATACCGATGATCAGGTCCGCCTCTCCTGCTTTACCCGTCTTGGAGTTGTCAAGGTACTGGTACTCCACACTTTGCATACCGTCGGCTTCCGCACTAGCTTGTGACACACCCCACACAAGACACTTGTTCTTCTTGGCAATCTCACGAGCCTGTAGGTAAATCTCCTTGAGCTTCTCATCACCACGGTTGTACTTACCCGAGATCTTTACCTTATCAAGCTGATCGATGAATACGATATCCGGCTTATTAATCTTGCACCAATCATCAATCTCCTGAATGGTCGTTCCAACACAGTCAAGAACATGCAAGCGGTTGCCGATCTCGCTACGCCATACCTCCGCGTATTTATCACGCCCATCACTGAGTTCTTTCCGCGTAGCTTTAAAATAGCTTTGGATGATACGTAGTTTAGTTCGTACAGCAGGCTCTTCGTTTCCCCACACCGCAACGGTAAGCCCTTGCTCGAGAAACTTCTTCGCGAGGAAAGATACGAACGTAGTCTTGCCTGTCTCCGGTCGAGCAAAGATGATTCCAAAGTGGCCGCGATCCAAGCCCGGAACGTAGCCTGACAGCGGCTCCCAGTTGAAGGGGAAATCGGGATCAAGCGTAAGGGAGTCCAGAAGCTCTTCGAGCCCCATGTCCACCTCCGTGTACGTCGTCTTCTCGCCAATCGAATCCTCCGCTGTAGACTCAATGAGTCGCTTGAGTTCTCCAAAGTTGTTCTCCTTACCGAGGAAGATGTTGACGGATAACTCCGAGATGATACGAGCACGATGTCGCATCCAGAGATCACGTATCACCCTCTCCTGTAAATCGGTGTTTTTTCCGATATTGTCTTCGAGTGTGTAGAAAAGCTCCCAGTACCGATATCGAGTACTGTCGGGTAGGGCGGGGTGCCTCGAGTCGAAATAAGCCTGTAGCTCGGCTCCTGTGAGGTCTGAGGAGTATTCTGCATGGGCGTCGACGAGGGCTTGCCACATGGGTGCCCATTCTCCCTCAAACATATCCTTCGTGAGGATATTCTTTACCCTGTCGTAGCATTCCGTCCGTAGACAGAAGGACAGGATCTTCGCCTCAAGCGATTGCTGTTCTGATTGTTCGTTCACGTTCTTCATCTCCGAGAGTCTTCAAGTCTTTATCCAAGATAAGCATTCCTGTGGGCACGATATTATGGAGGACCCGCATCATTGTCAACGCTTTGTCTGTTGCGTCTTTATCGAGGGCAAAGATTACTCTTCTGTACGTGGATAACTCAGTTATGTGTCGTTCACGTAAACTTGTGCCGAGGAGAGCGTAACCAGATACCCAGTCACTGATCGATATTGCAGAGGGTACGTCCTCCACAACCACAGCAATGTCTGATGTACCGATGCGAAAGCCACCATCGTAGTTACCGTATCGATACCACTTAGGTCTTGCACCTGTCATGGTTCGTCCGACACCATCCCTGAGTAGTCCGAGAGTGTCGTAGATGGGGTACACGAGACGATCACGTAGGACATCATAGTAAATGTCATCGTATCGTCCTGTTGTGTTAACGAGGTGTACGTAGTCCATGCCACGGGGAGGTATCACACGTGACCACGACTTCGGTCTCTCAAAAGGGACTTCTGGACATGATGATGTCTTTTGTTGAGTATTTTTACTCAGTATAGATACTATATTGTCCGCGTTGGCTCGGGTGATGCGGCGGTCTGTCCGTCCCCGTACACTACAGTCGGCGTGGAAACAGTTCCACATGAGGGTGCCACCTTGATTGGTGACTGAGAATGTTTTCTTGTGTCCACATGCTGGGCAATTCATCCTGCGGGACTCGTCATTTTGTAGGCCGATAGACTCGACGTATTCTCTTATATTCATGGCTAAAAGCCTCCTTCAAAAATGAAAGTGTGACGGAGTTTACCATCGCAATAAAGAAAATGAAAGTGCCGCGGATTTTACCAACCTATAAAAAAGGTTGCACATTTCGCGTGGGCATGGTACAGTCCGATCACCACCCGCCGGGGGTACACCCACACCCCACGCAACACATAAGTTTCTTAAGCAAACAAAAGCAACACATCAGCTTCTCTACGACCAAAGTCTAATACCCTACAACATAAAGGTTCGATACTGTCGTGGTTCATTCACAAGACGGGAGAACATTGTGGAATATAAAAGTAAGTACATGGCAGACTACTACGAGGAACAAGAACCGAAGGAATTCGTTATTGTGCAGGAAGTAGTTATCTTGGAGCAATACACTGTTGAAGCCGAAAGCATGGTTGACGCTATTCAGCAAATTGAACACGGTAATTATGATTGTGTGATCGATCATGATGGCGCTGTTTCAGAGCAGAAAAAGGGACGGATTGTATCCGTTAGGGTGAACGACGATGACGATTAAACGTATCCACATAAACCAACACAACATCAGACATAATGCAAAGAACCCCGACGACCTCAAGCCGGTTGTTACTGTAAAAACAAGTAGCGCAAACCACAAGGGTTTTAGCGCAAGTGTGCATGGTGCTGTTGATATTGTATACTCACCAGACAAGCCGCTATCATGTGGCGCGAAAGTTTGGATACAAACACACGACACAGTAACGATTGAACAAGAAGACGGATCATATTTGGGGATTATGTGAAACGATTACGGGAGGAAATGAAATGATTGCGGAACAATATCGAAACATCAAACCACACTTTGTCCATGCGGATCATATGCCGGTGGTTTGCCGGTGGTCTTGCATCTTGCTCGACCAAGACACAGAAAACCCACCATTCGAGCCATGCCGATACTTTGTCGTCAATGTTTTTGCTGAAACAAAAGACGCGGTACTTGATTGTTTAGGTGAGGAATACCCGTGGTGCGATATTATGTACGTTGATAAAGCATTAGGCGGACACACTGATGACGATTTTCTCGAGGCATGGTTACATTACTTTGATGCGAAGGAAGCAATACCAGTACGGGAGGCACCACATGGCAATAACTACAGTAAGTAACGAGAACAAAACCCGCGTTGATGCGGCGATTGATAAACAATTAACACAATGTTTTAACCTAATCAATGAGGCGATTGTTATCTTGCACGACACTGGCGATACTGAGTCAGCCGACCTCGATAACGCGATGTCACATTTACGATGTGCCCATGATATGTTGGCACTATATAGGGGAAGGAAATGAAGCCAAGAACAATTTGCCACCCTGAAGCCCTAGCCGATTGGAGAGCAAATGACGAAAGACCACACAGAACAACTAGCGGAGAAACACATGTTAACCACAACACGCTACCAGAAAAGCAAAGTAAACTTGACGGGATACTCGCACTCCGTCTTAAAGAGGCCATCGAGCGCGAAAATAGGAAGTGCCGGAAGGTACGTAAAGAAGGGGAAGCTTAAAGGTGCGGAAGTTTATACCCTGACGCTAACAGAGCGGGAGACTTGCCCGACCTCATGCGGACACTGGGATGATTGTTACGGAAACAATATGCCGTTTGCCCATCGTCTCGAACATGGGGAGGAACTCGAGCGGCGATTAATTCTCGAACTCGGTCAAAAGTGTAGTAAAGCACGAGAAAAGGGACGGAAGGTATTGGTGCGACTCCATGTACTCGGAGACTTTTATAGTGCGGAGTATGTGTCGATGTGGCGTAAACTGTTAGTGCTACACAAGAACCTCTATGTGTGGGGATACACGCATGTCAAGGAAGGGCCAATCCACAACGAGCTAATGGTTACCCGTTTCGGGTTTCCAGAACGGTGGGCTGTTCGTTGGAGTGATACTTGTGGAACCTTTAGTGCGAACAGTGAGGAGTTGACCGATGAGGGTATTGTGTGTCCAGAACAGGAGGGAAAGACACAAGCCTGTACAACATGTGCGCTCTGTTGGGATGCTCCCGACAAGAACATCATTTTCAAAACGCATTGAGTTTTACCAACTATCAACAACAAAAGGAATTGACGTGCGAGGTTACCAACTATCAGCAACAAAACGAAAACGATACAGGATTTACCAACCATCAACTAATGACGAGCGCGCTCGACCACGCCCCTTTTCTAAAGGTATAGATCAAGAGTCGGAGTTGTGGCGCGTGACTAGACTTTCAGCTTACGCGCTCGCGCTAATCTGTTTAGTTACGTAAAAAACAGTTGATGTATGTCTTTATTTAACGTACAACATACCTACCGCGTCGGATTGGCCGACCGGATAACGAAAGGACTTTTAGTCATGAACATAGCAGTTAACCCAGAGCGCACAGCGCAACGTATCCAAGATGGTTTGGAATTTACGCACAGCAATCCGCTCGACGTTGATTTCTTCCGTGAACTCGGAAGTGTCCAGAAGGAAGCGATCTACGACCGCGACCGGAATCTTGTGGAGGGATACTACGCACTCCGCAACAGCAACACGCAAAAACTACTGGCATCGCCGCCGGTATCGAAATCGTACAAGCTTGTGGATCACTCACTGGCGTTCTTAGAACAAGCCAAATCGATCCTCGACAATCCATCGTTGCCACACAATAACTTCACTGTGGTTGACCGGATCTTCGACGAGGGAAGACGCGCCACCCGCGCTGTTTACTTCAACGACCTCACGTTTGATATCGACGGGAAGGGACAAGGGATCACCGCTCGCGCTGACATCATTAACAGCGTCGACATGTCATGGGCTTTCCAAGTATTCAGCGGAGCATACCGCGACTACTGCCGGAATACCTGCGTGTTTGGAGGTCAGAAAGCGTACCACCAGAAACGCCGACACACTGCGAACTTGTCGGTCTCTGCCATGATCGCGAAGTCTACGCTCGGTCTCGGCATGTTCAATTCTCACCGTGACCAAATGAACGCATGGAAAACCATTGATCTGCATCCGTCCCAGTGGGTTGAAATCCTCGAGAATACCGTGTGCAAGAAGGGAGGCGAGGCCGCTCAACTCTCGACCGATAAAAGCACTCGCGTTAACGGACGTTTGCTCGACTACTTGAACCACCGTTTCAAGGAGGAACAGCGCGAACTCGGTAACAGCATGTGGGCCGGATACAATGCGTTAACCCATTGGGCCACTCACGTCGACGAGACTTGGGAGCGGGAGAACGAAGACGGCACACTTACCGAATTATCGACTGGCCGTGAAAAATCCAATCCCCACCGTGTGCGCTTGCAACGGGAAGCGAAGGTACGGCAGGTGCTCGAGTCTCCGCACTGGCTTGCATTGGAACAGGCCGCATGATTCAGTTACTCGGCTTACTTCTTAAACTTATGATGGCGGCGGCATTTCTTGCCGTCTCTGTCGGAATCTTGAAAATCATTTTTTAAAGGATACGAACTATGAAAACGCATGAACAATTTACTGCCGACCTCAACACACTACGTACGGATCTGAACACCATGACCTACAAAGTGGAGAAAACACAGGAGCTTCTCAGCGACCTAGTCGAAAAGCTTGATGGTCTGTACGACCACTCAGTGTCCGCGAAGGATCAGGCCGTTGACCTCGTCCGTGATGTTGCCGACATCAAACCGCGTCAGGAAGACCGCCGCGTCTTCTCGAGTCATTACCGTATGCTTGCGATCTTAGACGAGTATGGCGCGATGCATCGGGAGCACGTCGCCAAGCTTCTCGGCGTGAAGGAGCTTACCGTCCAACAAATGATGCACGTATGCCGACATCATGGACTCGCACAGTTGAAAACCTCACGCGGTGTTGTTACATTGCAATCACTGGCCGATGGGGTCAGCGAAAATAAACACTTCACAATCTAAGGGGAAACCTCATGAAAACCGAAACTACATTGAACTTCACAGCGTCACAGCTTCAGCAACTCAAGAGCATAATCGACTCTGTCGGATGGGCTACACGCAACGACGACGGAAAGTTTGAAATCTACGTTCCGGACAATCGCCAGATGTTCGCTCGCGAACTGGCTAACGTCTTGGGCCGCATGGAGGAGGCCGCGATTGTGGGTACATCCCACACCAACTAATCCCGATTCCCTCGGACTTTGGCCCCTTTATGGGGCCTTTTTTTTGCCTGTCCTATTGCCTGCCGCCGGTATGCCAGAAAAATACGACATGCCACGCCACCCTTGGGTATAGCCTTTTTTCGGTGCGGGTATCGTTGCTATATATCACGCCCTCGACGTTCACCTTTTGAGTTTGCTAGCGGTTTTACCATCTATGCCCAAAAGGCGCGCATACGTTAACGCTTGGGGAATCCTTGCGGTGTTGCGTGTGGGGGTGCGATCGGTATCACCCTTCGGATCACCTCGGTGAGGTTACCAGTGGGCAAAAAAAAGGTAATAAAATCAATGGGTGGGGGTAGGCAAGGGCCACGGGGGGCTACCGGCAATAGTGCTAGCAATCCCCCGATAATTTTGTGGATTTTAGGTAGTGTTTCACGCAATGTTTCACAGTCGGGCCTCCTTTTGGGGTAGCCCCCTAGGGAGCCCCAACGTCCAGCCATAAAAAAGCCCCGACAGCAAGGGGGTACTGTCAGGGCTATCCGGAGGGAGGCAGGTTGGGGGTGTGTCTTTGGGGTTTACCCCTGCGGAACCTACAATTCCATTGTAATGTCGGATAGAGTATCCGTCAATAGTTACGCAAAATATTTTTTTTGTTGACAAACTAAAGAGATAGTACCCATAATGATGTTGTACCGGGGCCGAAATGGCAGGGGAAATAAACTTTTATAGTCCATGTGAACAAAGTTCCGAGACCACGGGCCCTCACGTACACCTTTTATTCCCTTTTATGCGCCTATTATAGGAATATATCCCACTTTTACGCGCATAAAACTGTAGGATAATTACTTTTTTAGTACATATATGTGGTAATCCCGTGAATCTCCTCCCCCAACAACGGAAGAAACGTGAGCTCTCCGACAAACAACAAGCTTTCCTTACCGCACTCTTCGAGAACGGAGGTAACTTCTCACGTGCCTGTGAGGTGTCAGGTTACTCGCAAGGTTCCATCGGGTACCTTAAAGAGTCTCTTGCCGACGAAATTATCGAAGGAGCACGGAATATTCTTGCAGGTGGTGCTCTCAAAGCCGCTAATAAGCTTGTCCAGACCATTGATGCACCAGAAATCGAGCGTGGAGATAACATACGTCTCCAAGCGGCCGAAAGCTTGCTCAATAGAGTCGGCTTGGGGAAACAAGAGACTCACAACGTCAACGTCCAAGCTATACATGGGGTGGTATTACTCCCCCCGAAGAAAGAAATGGTTGTAGAATCTGTTGACTGAAGAAGTTGAAGCCCCAAAACGCAAGCGGGGACGGCCAAAGAAGGACCCAAATGCCCCGAAGGCACAATATAACCTCTCTACTGCTGAAAAAGCGCGTAGAGCGACGCAAGCTTCGATACGAAAGTCCAAGAAAGAGGCGGAAAGAAAGCGAACCGCCGCAAATAAGCAGGCGTACCGTGCATCTGTACGAGAAAAAGCCGCATCAAAGGTAGAAACAGCATTAAAAGGTGAAAAATCTCGCGTGGTAGACATGGGAGATGTTAACAAACTCCCTAAACACGTCGAGGATTTAATTGGTGAATCAGAGGTTGTATTTCAACCGAATGGAGGACCTCAAGAAGACTTTCTTAGTGCTCCAGAACAGGATGTCTTATATGGTGGGGCGGCCGGGGGCGGAAAAAGTTTCGCTCTTCTTGCTGACCCTCTCCGTTATTGTCACAACCCTAACCATCGGGGGCTTCTTCTACGCCGCACTCTCGATGAATTGACTGAACTCATATCAAAGTCGAAACAACTGTATCCCAAAGCGTTTCCCGGTGCCGTATTCCGTGAAAGTAAGTCGACGTGGGTCTTCCCCTCTGGAGCGACCATATGGTTCTCGTATCTCGACAAAGACAAAGACGTCACACGATATCAGGGACAGGCATTCAATTGGATAGCCATTGATGAAATTACTCAGTACCCCACACCCTATGTATGGGAATACTTACGGTCACGTCTACGTTCCACCGACCCAGAGCTCTCCCAAAACCTCTCGATGCGATGTACAGCTAACCCCGGCGGCGTTGGCGGCTGGTGGGTCAAAAAAATGTACATCGATCAAGGGGAGCCCGGTAAGCCATACATTCCCTCCGATATGGAGTCAGGAAACCCATACGTATACCCGGATGGACATGAAAAGGCAGGACAACCGTTGTACTGGAGAAAGTTCGTCCCAGCCAGACTTACTGACAACCCGTACCTTATGCGGGACGGACAATACGAAGCCATGCTCCTCTCCCTTCCAGAGGTGGAGCGAAAGCGTCTACTTGAGGGAGACTGGGACGTTGCAGAAGGTTGTGCATTCCCAGAGTTCAACAAGTTTAAACACTGCGTTGACCCATTTGAACTTCCGACAAATTGGCCGAGAATCAGAGCCGCCGACTACGGCTACACAAGTCCATCGTGCGTACTCTGGGGAGCAATCGACTGGGACAACAACATATGGGTCTATCGAGAACTTTACGTAAAACACTTTACAGCAGAGCAACTCGCCGCTAAAATAATAGAATTAGAGGAGTGGGACCCTGCACCTCACTACGCTGTACTCGATAAATCGTGTTGGAACCGTACGGGATACGGGCCTTCTATCGCTGAAACGATGATACGTGGGGGATGTCGTTGGACACCCTCGGACAGCAACCGTATTGC